CCAAAACCCAAAAATTTATTTACTGCACTTTCGGAATTGTAATAAGTCGGATTTCTTTTTTCGTAGTTGTCGCCTAATCTTACATCATAATCTGCGTCAATGCCTTTTGCTCTCATCTCATCACGATAGTAAGAAGTTAGAAAGTCTTTATCCATGTCGCCAAACTTAATATGAGTATCATCATAATATTCTTTTGGATTACCCTCATAGTCAGTTTCTATTCTCGGTTTTTCATTAGTAACATAGAAACAATTATCATGGTAAAGATCGCCACCACTACTGCCATACTTTTTAATCATAGAACGAATTGTATCAACATCTTCTTGTGGTTGATGTTCTCTAATTAAAACTTCCATTTTAACTTTTGCTTGTTCTCGCAAATTGTTGTATGTTTCTTTTGCTTGTTGCCATGCTTTCTTAAATTTTGAATTATCTTCAAAATGATTTTGAAATACATCAGCAATCACTTTTCGCTTATCTGCGTTAAGTGTTATTCTTTTTTGTTTTTCCATATTTATATTTCCTTTCATAAAAATTGTTTTAGCACTTGACAATAGGATAGTCAAGGATTATATTGTATTTATTCTATTAAGTATGGAGAACAAACCTCTGATAGATACTGACCTCTTTTTGCTGTAGAACGGTCGTTAAACTTTGAAACAGTAGGGCAGATCCAGTGTCACACCACGCTCCTTGCGTCGTCTTCACTGGATGCTGATCCCTGGTCACAGGTTGGCACACTCGTAATAAGTTGTACAACGCCCTGTGACCTGGGATCAGTGAGCACCGGATACGGTGATAGGCCCTGGCCGGCTAGTAAACAATAGACTCCGGGCCTCATTCTCACTGGTCGTAGAAAGAAAAAAAATTTATGAGTAGAAGACCTGGAAGAGCAATGCAAAAAATTTACATTGGTCACCTGCGCTGGCTGCAGGACCAGGGCCCAAGCTACAAGCAGCAAGCCGCAAGCTGCAAGCGTCAAGCCGCAAGCTTGACAAGGGACCTGTACTCTGTTACTGTATCCTATAAACTAAAGGAGAAAGAAATATGAAAGCAACAATTGAATTATTACAAATTTATCACGACGCGCTGGTGGACACTATCGTTTATTTAGATCAAATAAACCACAGCGATACACATTTGCGCCACAAGGTTGATGTAGCATTGAACCACAGTGAAAGTTTAAATAGAAAAGTAAACGAAGAGATAAAAGAATATGAAAGTAAAAGAAGCAATTAAAATAACAGAAGGATTTACCAGAACAAGTAAGATGCCCGGACTGTCTTATAGTTTGCCAGCCTGGGAATGCAAAACAGGTTCCAAGCTCCGGAAGGTTAAGGGCAGCGTCTGCGCCAGCTGTTACGCGCTCAAGGGTAACTATACCAGATACCCGGCAATCAAAGCAGCTCAATACAGGAGACTCGAAGCAATGAAGCATCCAGACTGGGTCCAGGCCATGGCCGCGGTAATCAAGCGCCAGAAGTGGTTCAGGTGGCATGATGCCGGCGATGTACAGGACCAGCAGCATCTGCAAAAAATTTTTGAGATCTGCAGGTTAACACCGGACACCAGACACTGGCTGCCAACGCGTGAAGCGTGGATCAAGGACCACCTGGACAAGGCACCTGTTAATCTGGTTATAAGGTTCTCACCTCCGATGGTAAACCAACGAGCCCCAGAGAGCTGGCCGCACTCTTCAATGGTTGTCGATAAAGGTTTTCATACTTGCCCGGCACCTGCACAGGGCGGCAAATGTTTAGACTGTAGACAATGCTGGGATCCTAATATAAAAACAGTTTCATACGGTAAACACTAATGTTTAGACACCCAAAATATTATAAAGAATTACGAAAGCTACGTAATAAACTGGATCAGGCCATTAGCAGTCCCGACACTCGCGAAGTCGTTGATAGCGTGCGCCCTGGTCCGGGCCCCAAGCCTCAAGCTACAAGCGCCAAGCCTCAAGCTCCAAGCTCAGATAAAAAAGAATAGCAAGCTTCAAGCCCCAAGCTACAAGCTTCAAGCTCCAAGCCACAAGCGGCAAGCTCCTTGATTCTTGAACCACGGAAAAGTTTCACGGTACCTGGACCAAGGGCCTCTACCATAATAAATGTGTTGTGTGGATGACGTATATGGAAGGCTATTTGGTGTGGTGAGAATCTTATTTTATTCCCCTTGCATACCTTTAATTCTATTGTGAAAAAGTGCCCGTTATTATTACAGACCAGTAGATCAGGAGTGCCATGTAAGCTATTATTTTCAAGTCGTATAAGCGAAAATTTTTTAAACTTTCTTTTAATTTTTTCATAAAATTTTTGTTCTGGTTTCAAGGGAACTATGGCTGTCTATTCTGGATTGGTAGGAGCAATAATTACTTTGTTGTCTGCTGGTTTTAATACTACACGAATAGATTGTTGTCCAATTATATTTGACTCTTGTACTTCAATTCTTCTAATCTCTTCGAGATGTCCACCAACCTGCATGTAGATAGTAGCATTAGAAACTGCATTTCCTTTCTTGCCGTTAGTAAACTGATCTAAATATTCTTGTAGATGTTTAACAAACATGGTTGACTTTATAGGATAGTTCCCTTAAATTGTCAACCATGGGAGTTCCAAAAAGATTAACTGAAATGCAACAGCGCTTCGCTGAGTTTTTGGTATTCGGTGGACCCGAAGGACCAATGACTAAACGTGAAGCTGCTATCGCTGCAGGTTACAGTAAAGACAGAGCTATGCGAGAAGGATCAGAGTTAACCAATCCCAAATACTCTCCACTTGTTGTCAAGTATATCGGTGAACTGAAAGAAGAAAGATTACGAAAACATGAAGTAACTTATGAAGGTCACATTGCAGAACTTGCTAGACTTCGTGAGGCCGCTTTGAAAAAAGGATCATTCTCTTCAGCAGTGAATGCGGAAGCAAACAGAGGAAAAGCAGCAGGATTATACATAGATAGGAAAATAATAAAAACAGGAAAACTAGAGGAC